ATAAACCTTCTTCATTTTCGCCAAATAAAGCAGTAGCATCTACAACAACATCAAAATTTATTCCTGCTATTGGATATTCCATTGTTTGTGTTGTTTCTCCAAGTTCAACATAAAATTTTGATGTAATTTCATTAGTCATATTAGCTGATAATTTTGATAAACCTGTGTCAAGAGTAAGGGGGTCTTTAGCAATTTCTTCATCATATACTACAAGCCTGCCTTGTGTAGTTCCAACTACATATTCTACAGGTGTGAAAGACACTGCTATATTATCAGTATCAAGGTTTCCTTCACCTTGTAAAACTGTTCGAACTTGTCCCACTGCATCATAAACATTAATTGTACGTTTCATACCAGCTGATTCTGTTAAGCTATCATCATGAGTATAAAAACTTGACATATCAAGATTAGTGTCTAAAAATCCTTTTACTTTGTTAGATAAAACTTCGTTATTATATATTGTATGTGCCATTTTGTACCATCCTTTTAATTTTTTATTTGTTTTGTTAATTGCATATAAAGTTCTTTGTTTTCATTAAATAGCTTTGTTTGTTCAGCAATTGACATTTTCTTAAATTGTTCTTTTGTAATTCCATTGTTATTAGAATTATTACTGTTCTTAGTTCCAGTTGAAGTAACTCTTTTAGCTACTGCATCATTAACAGCTTGTTTAAATGCTTTATCTAATTTTTCAATGTTTGCTTGTACTACTTCGATATCTGTAGACAAACAAACAAAATCCACTAAATCAGCAGATAAACCCCTTTTTTCCAACACCTTTACAGTGTCAAGTTTGATATTAGTTAATTTGTACTCTGCAAGTTGTTCTTCAAGGTCTTTTTTTTCCTGTTCAAGTCTTTGTTTATCGTCAAGTCCTATTAATGATTTTTGTTTTTCCAATTCTCTTTCATACTTTTTCTTTTCATTTTGTGAATTAGTTAATACAGCTTGTTGGATTTTACGATCTAACTCTGCTTGACTAATAGTTATTGTGTCATTGTCCTTGTTGTCTTTATTATCTTTATTGTTAACGTCAACGTTTTTATTTTCTTCCATTATATTCACCCTGTATCACCTCGTAAGTTGATACACCTTTCTTATTTTTTAATTATTTTCCCCTCGTAAGTGGAATAAGCACTTCTTTAATGTCTTGTACTTAAAAAAGACAATAAAAAACACCAATAAGGTATTAATTATCTTGTATATTTTCATTGTGGTAATTCTGTTTCTGTTCTTCCTCAATCTGCTTTAATTCAGCATTTATATCAGTAATAAAAGGTATCTGCTGTAAAAGTGATTTTCTTGATACAGTCGAAGCTAACTTACTAACATTATCTGATATTACACTTACATTTTTGGCGATATTTCTAAAGAATTGAATTTTTATTCCATCAGTTGAAAAATCATTACCAAACAAGTTGTAAATATTACAAATTAATTGTAATCTTCTAAATAATGATTGCTTGAATTGACTTTCCTTATCACTTACGATGCCTTCGATGCCATAACTACCATTTTTAATTGATTCAGCACTTACATGACTTGTTGCAATAGTTTCAAGGTCTTGCACAAAAGAAAACTTTTTAATCATATTTTCCAAACGGTCTTTATAATTTTCGTTCTCTGTGTCGTTTGAATCCTTATTAAGCCATTCAATTTTTGCTGAATTACTTTCGTCACTATCAACGGAAAATATTCTATTGGATTTCATTTTTAATAATTCTTCATCACTTAAATTTGCATTGTAAATGCACAAATAGCTATCGTTTAACTCTTGTCTAAAATTTGCAGTATCACTCAAAGCGACATCTAAACCATCAATTAACTTAAATACACACTCTGAATCACCAGATAAGGAAATATTATTTTTAAATACATTTATAGGACAAGTTTTAAAATAATGGTTTTTAACTTCCACCAAGCTAATTGATTTATTATCCATCTTAAATATTTTTATATCTTTATCTGTGTATAACTCAATATTAGTGGTAGTTTTATTATCTAATACGTCAGTTTCATCCCAAAAACGTATTGCATATAATAATTCACCATCAATATCATTGCTATATATAGGTATTACTGTTTCTGAATTTAATATCGTCATTTTCAGTTGTTTGTTATTGTTAAGGTATAATAATTCATAAGAAACGCCGTATATACTACAATTCTTGCCAATATCTATATTGTGACTTTGTTCAGTTTCCTTATTTGCGTTTATAATGGCTTCAAGCTGTTCATCTGGTATAGTATAATTAATAGCTTTTCCACCTAAAAAATATCCATTAATCAAAGTTGTAATATTATTGGTTTTTAATTTAGGTAAGTATTGACTTTTAAATATCTCAATATATTTTTTAATATGTTCTGTTGTTAATTCAGTTTCTGGATTTATATAAAATATTTTAATCACATCCTTTTTTTATTTTTATAATTTGACTGTAAGTATGCGTCCTTTTTTCCGTATATTTTGTATTGAGTACCTAATTCCATCTATGCAGTGATTAAAAGTATCTATTGGAATATCAACATATTCACCATCTTTTTTAACCCAAGCATAGTTATCAAATTCAGTTATTGTATTTTCGCAAGTTTCATTTATAATAATTTCCATTTCTTGCATTTTCCTAATACCAGAAATTATTGAGTTCTTACCTTTTTTACAAGGTTTAATTTTAGTAAGTCCCATTTTGCGTAAATCAACTATATCTTTTGGATTAGCACTATCAGCAATAATTACATTTTTATGCCAACCTTTTTGTTTAACTAATCTTGCAATATCTTCATTGGTTAAACCCTTTTGATATATTTCATCACATATATATAAGGTTTTTGTCTGTTCGTCATAAAGGCTTAAAATGCAAGTGGTAGGGTCGTTAAAGCCAAAATCCATTCCGATAAGAGTAATTAATTCAGTATTATTTCTAATTAATTCATTAACATCTAATTTTTTAGCCGTATAAGAGAACACTAACTTGTCCAATGTGGCAAAATTTCCCTCTGCCTCTATCTTATATCTCGCTGGGTTACGTTCCTTTAATCTTTCCATACGCTTAATTGTGGCCTCATCAACCCACTTGTTATTAAGATATGTACTTTTTAATATAAATGTATCTGCTGGTACAATACCTGTATCAAAGCCAAAGTATTTATAAGTCCAGTTTTGCATTGAGATTGGATTCATTGCAAAGTATAAACTTTTATTTTTAACTTTACCCCTTAATGTACCATCAATGGATTCTATATCATCTTCTAAGAAGTCAGTACATTCTTCAAAAAACACTGTATCAATATCAACAAAACCTTTAGCTTTTTCAGATGAATCCATCCCCGACATTTTAATATAAGTTCCATTAGGAAAAATTATAGTATGTTCTGATTTGTTGAAGTCACAATATTCATATAATTGAAACTTTTCCAATGCGTCTAATGTCATTCTCCAGATAGTTTCATTAACTCTGTTTGTCTGTTTGATTAAAAATAACATTCGTCTTTTTTCTGATATTCCAAGCAGTATGAGTTTATCAACTATAAAATACGATTTACCAGATGAACGACCCCCATAATATAAATTGTATCTGTGGCTATAGTCGAACAAATGAGGTAAATACACAGAATTGAATAATTGCTTATCTATTTTTAAATTTTTAATATTAAATTTCTTTTTAGCTATTTTCTTCACCTACTTACATATAAAAAAGACAGATATATATTTTAATACCTGCCTTAAATCTGACGCCCCTTTTACTTATCTTTTTGGCTTGTTTTAGGGGTAAATTATTTAGTTTGGTTGTTGGTTGAGTAATTAGTCATTTGGATTATTACGTTTGTTTAAAAGTTTTGTAGTGTGTTTTTGTTAAGCATATTATATGTTCTAAAATCTATGTACACGTCTTTATAATGTCATAGACAAACGTTTGTATATTGGTTGAGTATTTACTTGATTAAGGATTAACTTTTGTTAATAAAGGTGTTATCATACGTCTTATAACTCATATCTAAAAGTATATGAATCAATTTGTCCAATAGCTGGAAAATACACATTTATATTCACTTTTGCAAAAGCGATAATGTAAGTGAAGTTTTGCGTATAAATTTGTGCGAATTTTTTATATAAATTTATATTCAAAACTAAGGACACGTTACAGGAAATTAATTACCATATATAAATGTGTATTTAGCAATAGTTGGACATTCTTATTTTTAGCTTTTAGAAAAGTATTAAGGTTAATTTACAGTCTGTATCTTATTTTACAATGACTAAATCCAAATGTTTAACCTGTGGGGGTAACCCGTATATTAAAACCAAAGTTTTATCCTAATAAATATACATTGAATTGTATGCTGAATATCCTAACTTTAACTAATTTACGTTTATTCTTTATACATTTACACAAATTAAAGCAAGGATAATAACTAATAATCATCATTACCCTTGCAATATCAACGTTTATTATACTTGTTATATGTAATTATTTAGTTACTATAATATGAATTATGATATGTAATTATGGCATCTAACCGAGATTTTGTGACATAATTAATGATTTATCACCAATCAATATACATTCCTATACATTCCTAATTTCAACCATTTAATCAATTATTCCTCTGTTTCTTCATCATCAGAATCGAATAATGTTATTTTTATTTCTGTTGTGGTATTATTTTCTATTTGTAGACGGTCATTGCATAGTCCATTCTCTGAAAGTATTAACTTAATTGCCGATAACTGTGTCCTTTTATCACTATCATCTTTAACTAATTTTAACAACTCTTTTGATGCCACATCTCCATATACAGCAAACTTATTTCTACGTTCTTTCTGTAACTCATTCATAAAATCATCACGTTTATAATATCTATATAAAGTTGTTCTATCAATACCTATTTCTTCAGCTATTTCCGTTTTAGTTTTATCACTCCAAACCAACAAAGAAATTGCTTGTGCCATCTGTTCAGTAATACCTTCTATATGTTTAGTCATTTATATCACCTCTTTCATATCAACTACTTTAAAATATTTATCATTATCAATAAAATACTGTTCACATTTATCTATATACACACCATAGCCAGCAGAATTATTACCATATATATACTCAACCCTGCTGCTATCAGGATTACTATAATAGTAATAACCAATATAATCCTTTAAATCATTCCAATTAACCAAATACATTAACTCTTTTATA